CTCCATTATTAGGTAGTACTGAATATACTTTAGAATCTGCATAAGCAGATGGTATCATTGCTAAACTTGGTGTTGCCATAATTATATGTTAAAAGTTTGTTCTGCGCAGCTTAAAGCTTCTGTGTTAGCTCCTACATACTGCATTCTATAATAATAATTTAAAAATATTTCTCTGTTGTTTGTACTTGTTAAACAAGCTAATTCTGTATCTGATAATGCTTCTTTAAATACTGCTACTGTTTTGCATCTTCCATATAAATTTTGCCCACCATTTCCAGTATCAAAAGTTAATGCATTTAAACCAATAGGAGTAGCTCCACTTGAGTCTGTTGCAACCTCAACTCCATCTATCCATAAAGCAAAATCATTTTCTTTATACTTTACTCCAATTTTATGAAAATTTAATGTTGAATTAACTATGTGTGTCGCATCAAATGTAGTTGCATTATTACTTTTTATTAAAGCTCTAATACTATTATTTGTACTCCCAAAAAGTAAAGTAAGCCTATTGTTTACAGTTCCATCATATAAACTAATACATCTGTTTGCACCATCATTTGCCAAAGCACTTATCTCTGCATATAGAACTCCCTCTGTTGAATTTATTAAGTCGCTATTACCAGCGTTGTTTAATGTTTCTGCTGCTCTTGTACTTGCACTTCCTGAAGTGTGTATTAGAGATGTTGCATAGCTTCCTGTTTCGAGTTGTAAGCCATATACTAAAATACCATCAGTTCCGTTTTGTGTTGCATTTAAACTACCTTTTGCATCTGAAACACCTACCCCTGTGCCTCCTGTAAGTGATATTGCAGTTCCTGTTGTATATGTTATTCTATACCAACCATTTGGCATTTTATTTATTGTTCCTGTTGGTGTTCCACCACTTCCTGCTACAACCTGCATACTTTCATCAGACAAATCAAAGTATATAGTACCATTTGTTGAGCCACTATTACTATATAACCAAGCTACATTTTTACCATTTGCTTTTACATAAGCACTAACAGTATAAACTGAACTTGATGCAGTTGTTGTATTATATATATATGCAACATTATTTGTTGGGTAAATATTACTTGCGTTTTGTATTCCCTCAGGACTTATTGCAGTATTACTTTGTAGGGTAACATTACCTTTACTCCAAACTGATTGACTAAAATCTATATCGTATTCAAATAAATTTGTTCGCTGTGGCTCAAGCAAGATACTTGCAGTACCATTAGTATAATCTAATCTTGGTATGTCTGTTTGTTGTACTTCTATTACTGATATGTTTGATACAGAGCCTGTAAACCCAGCACACCTTAAATCTATTGTTCCACTTGAACCAGCTATTACAGTTTGTGTATAAATTCCATTTGCAGATTTCCAATAGTCAATTATATTTCCCCCAGCAGCCATAGCAAAAAGACCAGCAGTATAATCTGTAATTTCCCATTTTAATAAATATTTTTTTCCAGATACTATATTAGAAATTTGATAAGTTGTTACACTTGTAGAAACTGCACTTACTTTATCTTCTCCAAAACTCCACCCTGTTCCTAAAGTCCAATTATCATTAGGGTCTACTTGTTTAACTGATATGTCATAAATATCCCAAGAATAATCACCACTTGACGTGCTTCTTGCATTTTCTATTACACCTGAATTTGAGTTTGCAGTCCAATTTAACTCAATAGTCTGTACAGATTCATTCAAAGTAATCGTGCCGTTTGAAGTGGTTAATCCACCTATGTTTGATGAATTATCCATAAACCTAACTTCTTTGCCTGAACTCCCTGATGCGCCTTTAATATTTGCAATCAATCTATACTTTTTTCCACTTGTATAAGAAACTGCTTGATTTACACGAGAATAAGCGCCACCTGTAACTGTTATTGTGGCTTGACCACTTGATATACTTGCGTTTGTTTTAGTCCAACCACTATCTGTTTCAAAATTACCATTTGTAATTAACTGGCTTCCTAATTCACTAAAGTTTCCGTTTTGTACTAAATTAGAAGATAGTATTGAAACATCTTGTATTAAATAATCTGGATTAACTCTTGTGGCACTGGAATTTCTTGTGAAGTCAAAATCAGCTTCTGTTTCAACCTTAACGCTAAAGTTATCTACACTACCAACAAAAGATGAATTTGCAGAAAATCCTACATTACCATTATGACCAGTTGGAATATTTACATACCAAATATAATTTCCGTTAGCATTAGCTCTGGTTTCAGAAGCTGGTAAACCTGTGCCAAAAAAAGATAAATCTAAATGACCAGCACTAAAATTACTAATAGTATATTCTACTTTAACTGATTTATTTGACAAAATACCCATATTTTGAAACAAGTTGCTTGTTCCTGTTTGTGAGCCATCTGAATTAGCTTTACCTCCAGATATTGTCCATCCTGTACCTTTAGTCCAATCAGAATCTGTATCAAATGTTCCATTTACCACAAGATTTTCGCCTAAAGCATAAGCTGGTTTTATAGAATTTAACACACCTACTCCATAAGCTGTTGGAGTTGTAATTATACTTGCTTTTTCTAATAAACTCATATTAACAGTCTTTAAGGTTTTCTAATAACTGAGTAGTCATTATGTTGTTTTCGTATGTACTCGTTCTTCTTCTAAGATCAGAAGTTAAGTATTCTATATCATAAACAGATCCCCAGTATATAGGATTGGTAGCATTACCCCACCAACTATAACTATAGTCTATTCCCCAGTTTATCGTGTTTGCCATTTCTTTATCTTCTTAAATAAAAGTTCGTATTTACTCAAATACTGTTTTAGTTTTACTATATTTTTTTCTTTTGGTTTGTATCTCAAAGTACCCACCCATTAAACGTTGCATCTGAATCAGGAAATACATCTCCTCCACTATTGTTATTATACTCAGGAAATAGACTACTATTGTTGTTTATGTAATCTAAAAATCTTTGTGTATAATATTCTGCCGTGTTTCTTGCTTTGTTTACTAGAAAGTCTACCTCTCCTTTAGAAACTGATTCAGAGTTCTCTGATGTTCCTTTAAATACGCCTCCTGCTTTGATTTTGTATGCTGCATAAGGATAATACTCTGCCTGAGCATACCATATCAACATAGGTTGTACATATTCATTTACTAAGGTTAGATAGTGTCCTGATAAACCTGATCCTGCAATATCTGCTCCTATTTTGTCGTATAACTTAGTTCCTAAATAGTTTCTTATTTCTATTTGTTGTGCAATCTTAATAAATTGTATAAACAAATCAGTATCTGTATTACCATCGATAATACTGTTCTTAACTAAATCTGTTCTTGATATGAATAATACTGTTGCCATATTTATCTACTTATTCCTATTTTCTTAGCGTATGCTGCCGTATATCCTTTATAAGGCATATCCTTTGGTGCTACAGGTACTTTCTGTGCATTCTTAGGATATTTAAATCCTCTACTTTTAGCTTGAGTTGAGGTAATCTCTTTACCCATTGATTTATCGCTTTTTAGTCTTTGGTATGTTTTACGATACCACCTATGGGAACATCTAGCTCCTCCCTTGTATAGCCAAATGCTATAATTCTCAGAACCACCTTTTCCAAAACCTGCATTGACAGACTTTTTACTCATTGCTACGATATCCTCTTTACGATATACCTTTTTAGCTCTAACCATTTTCTTACAAAACTCTCTAGATGTTGGTTTAGTTTTTCCAGGATTGTATGTATATCTAACTAAAAACTCAACATCAAATTGTGCTGCTTGTTTTGAAGTACCATCTTGCTCACTCTTTTTTGTTTTGTTTGCTCTACCTGTACTTACTAGATTTACTTGATTGTTTAAATCCTCAACTACTCCATCTTGTTCATCTTCAAAATCATAGTTTACTTCAGATTCATCAACGATTTCAAACTCTTTTAATATATCTTCTTCATTCTCTCCTAAGTCGATTAACTCGTTTGCTATTTCGTTATCTATAATATCTTCAGAAAGTTTAACTCCTGTTTCTTCTTCTTTTGTTTCATCATCCTCTACGTTTTCTAAGTCTGTAAATTCTAACGGCTGAAGCGTTTTAAAGTACAAATGCAACGAAATATTGTTATAGGCTAGTATTTTATCGAAACCTTCAATTAAAAGTCCTTGAAAGCTCTTAATTACAAGATTATCAAATAAGATAGAAGCAGTCTTTAATTCATCTGCATTGTTTCCAAGTCCTGTGTCATCCTTAATACCAAATAACATTGGACTTACAATTCTGTGAGATACCATTATCTTTTTAGAACTCTCTGAACTTAAAAACTCATATTGTTGATGTGCATCACTTAACTGTACAGGCTCGATACTTGCAGCAGTTTCTGGATTGTCATTAAAGGCTAATATAAATTTACCTGCATTACTAGAACCACTAAACTTTTCGTAGATTCTTCTCTCTATCATTTCTCTTTGTTCAGGATCAGGAGTTCCATTATTGAAGTTAATCAACATACTAGGTGCTAGACCATTAAGAATGTTGTTTAAATGAAAGTTAGATATTTCCTCCTCTAATTCAGCGTATTGTGTACCACCTTGATAATCTACTGGACTATAATATTTAAAACCTGCTCTGTATGGCTTTATGTAAAGTATTTCTAGTCCTTCCTTAGAAGTTCCGAATGCAGGTATTCTTGTTAGTTCGTTTCCTCGCTTGTACTTTGCCCAATCACTAAAATAGTAATAAGCATCTATCTCTCCTTTATCATTGCACTTCTCTGCTCTAAGAGTTTCAATAGGCATATGTTCTAACTGTACAATCTTGCTTCTATCCTTTGAATAGATAACTTGTATAGCACATTGTCCCATTAATTTAAGATCATAGCATAATTTTCTTACACAATCATTATTAAATAAAGACTTCATTTGAGCGTACTGGTCAGGCTTTCTATTTGAATTGGTAGCATCTAACCCTTTTCCGTAAATCATCTCGCTAACACCATTTATAATAGCGTTGTTGGTAGGACTTCCGTTGTATCTGTCTATTAAGTATTGAAAATAATTGTTATCTCCTCCGTACTCAATCCAATCTTTACCACTAACCTCTTTTACTCTTGGCGAAGTGTAAGTGCTTAAATTTACTATACTTAAATCTGATTTGTTTTTCATATTACTATATAATCATTATCGTAAGCATTGTTTGCTGATGGTGTTGTATATTCTCCATTGTTTACTGAGTAACTTGATATAGCTTGATCAGTACAGAAAACTTTGTCTTTATAAATTACATTACTTCCCTCTTTTAAAGTTAGGTCGTAAAACCTTCCCTCTACTAATATAGGACTTAATGCTTTTGATATCACTAAATAATTTTTATCTGTTGTTGTGCTTACTGAGTATGTTGTAGAGGTGTTTGTTGAATCGTCTCTTAGTATCATACTTACAGTACTTGCATAGCTTCTCGGTATAACTTTAAATGTCTGTGCCGATGCAGATGTAGTTAAGTGTATCATACTTATATAACGTACAAAGTTTAGATTTTGTGTATAAAAAAAGAGGAGCTTTAAAACTCCCCCTTTAAAATTAATTAATGAAAACTTTTGTAATATACAAAAATTATTTTAATTAGGTGCTATTTGTGTTGCACTTGCATCTCCTGTTACTACAGAACCTGTAATAAAGTATGGTGGCGCAGTTTCCTGAGCAACTAAAGTTAGTGTAAATCCACTAAGGTCTCCCATAGCAGCTCCACTTACGATTGAGCCTCCTGTTACTTCTGCTCCGTGATCTAACCCCATTACAAAGTAGTTCCCATTATAATCTTCAACAAAAACGTGTGGTCTTGCGTGTGCGATTAATTTAAGTTCTTCTTGTGTAGCCTTTTCTAGGAAAGTAAGCGTTAAGTTTAATGTTGATTCGTAGAATGTAGTTCCGTTTTCTCTTGAGCTATTGATTGCAGTCTCTAAAGAAGAATTCCCTTTTATATCAAATTGAAATAAAGCAGGACTGCCTGAAAGAGCAGTAACTTCTCCAGATGCAATAGTAGCATCTCCAAGAGTTCCGTAATCTGCAAAGTAAACAGTCTTTAGACCACCTACTGCTGATTTACAAGGAACTTTTCTACCTGTTGTTAATATACAAGCCATAATTGTTAGTATTAAAAAAGGGTAGGTAGATTAATACCCACCCTCTTATATGTTAGTTAAAAATATTAAGAATAAAGAACTACGTCTGCTCCTATACCGATTTGAGTTCCAGCAGTATAACGCATAATTATCCTGCAATTCTGTGATCCATCGATGTCTGACATATCAATTACCTTAACTTCGTTTCTGTCATTTAATAGACCTGTTCCGAAGAATAAGTTACTTGATCTTGCAGCCATTGCATTGTTGTCAGCTAATCCTGATGTAGCATAGATTTTAACACCATCAAAGAATAAACCATCTAATGATTGGTTGTTCCCTTTGTTGTCATATCCGTTAGCTCCAACCCCTGCTGCACCAAAGCCACCTAAACTTCTCACGTATGCACGATAAATATTTTGTGATACATAAATGTGTAAGTCATCTGCTCCGTAAACTGCACTTGGAATAGCATCAACTATTTTTCCTAATTCAGTTACTACGTTTCCTGCATTAACAGTTGTTTTTGCAACATCTACTACTGTAGCATCAGCACCAGCTAA